CACTATACCCAAGCTGAGATACTGCTTCTGCAAAACTATACGCAATTAGTGGTGTATTTGTAGCACTGTACGGATCCTTCGCCAAGTTTATCGGCGCAGTTCCAATTACAACCTGTAGCCCTGCACTTCCCGTAATTGGAGCAACAATACTTGTTGCCTGTTCCTCAATTCTTATTCCGTGATTATAAGCCATTAACTATCCTCCTGTAATTTATAATCTGCAACCTTTTCATATAATGAGAATGTTGCTCCTGACTTCGTCTCAATTTCTTTTAGTGCATCTGCAAGCCTGTTTACAGGAATAACTAATCCTTTAAATACAGGCTCTTTATCAATTGCTGCCTTTAAATTATCCGGTAGACCATTATTGAATATAGTACTGTGACTTGCTACACCTACTATTGTAGGACCAACATAAACAAGTGTTTCCACTTCTTTGGGTTGGGCTGTAGGTATAAGTGCTCTTACTTCTTCTTCCACCGGTTCTGTTGTTGTTTTCTTTAGTTCACTCATGCGTATTTATCCTCCGTTCTTATAGCAGCTGTCTTAAAAGTCATGCTGATAGCTCCAAAAAAATAGGGGAATGACTCCTCTTCCTGAAGAGCCCACTCAAATGGATGCTGTTCATCATTTAAAAATACAAACTGATTTGCCAAGATAGGATTTTTCAAAAATCTCTCACTAATTTTCTGAATTAATTCAAGTAATGTCTCATGACCATCATTGTTCAATTTATCATCAAAACATCCAAGAATTAACATTACCTGAACTTCCTGTGCTTCCACCCATCCTTTTATTTTGCCATCTAAAATCCTCACGATAATATATGGAACAGGATCCGGTGCATCCTCATCTTCTCGTATTGGAAGATTCTGTGCATATATATTTAGTGAACCATACTTACCAAGAGAATCCTTAAATAATTTTTTTTCAAAAATACCACCGATATCTTTCATCAGCTCTTTTTGAAGATTTCCTGCTGTCATTATCTACCTCTGAAAATTCTACTCGTTTCCCTATTTATATGTTTCTTCAAGCTTTCTTGTATCTTAGGCTTGACGATGCCATATACTTTTAACTCATTTCCAATCATTCTAGGGATTGATGGGCTGTAAAATTCCTTTAATTTAGTAGTATCTCCACCTGTTTCTTTTCTCTTAGATATACCACTTGTATATTTATTAGGTGGGTCTCTCCTCACTACAGCTACATGTCCGGAATGGTACTTTACAACAAATGCTTTTAACTTATCATTTAGTGACAAGTCCTTTAATGATCCATCTTTATACAACTTACCCCTTGCACTTGCTCCACCACTATGCCTTCTATATTTAAAATCTGATAGCGCAGTAGCCTTTCCGGTTATCTTTAAAGTTGCAACAAGGTTTGAAGCTGTTGCATTTTTCTGTCCAATAGCCTTTTTAAACTTTGGAGATTTTACAGCATATGTCTCTCTTGCCTTTTCAGCCAGAGCTGTCTTTGCATCTCTGGCTGTGGCATTCAATGCTCTTTTTATTACATTAGGTACTTGATTTTCAAATAGCAAAAGTTTAGCTCTAACCCTTGACAGACTAACCTCATCAATTCCAAACTCAATCATTTGCTCCTATTTCCTTCCAATGTTATCGTATAAAGACCATACTCATCTGTAGAGTCAATAACTAAATAACGCTTGCCATCAAGCATGATTTGTCTTCCGATTGCAGGCAATGATCCAAAGTCCTTCGCTTTTACATAAATCAACTTTTGTTTAACATATACTCCATCCATATTAGACTTTGCCTTTTTTTCTCTCTCTATGACCTCATTGTCATCAATCTGAATAGGCATATCCTTGCCATCCACATTGTGTATATCAGAAAACTCTGCAGTATTTATGAATATGTTATCAATGTCTTGATTTATAATTTCCTTGAATGACTTTCGTATCATTTTCCCTACTTTCTGCTCCTCGCAGGTGTCTTCGGTATTTTCCCAACAAGATTTTCACCTGTCTCTGAACCTATTGCATCACCTGCAAGTCCTGCCTCTGCCACCACAGGAGTCGCTGTAGCAGGTGGCAATTCATCTTCTGATTTACCATCTACAGTACCATCAGCATCCGGTTTGGCTTCTTCATCCTCTACCCACTCGGCAGTCCCTGCCTCAATCCATGCACTCACCATTTCAGGATTATTTGCAACCAGCTCTTCTCCAATATCATATTGCTTTGACAAATAAAGAATTGGATATTTAGCTATAAGTTTTACCATACTTGCCTCCTATCCAATTTTTACCTTGATGGATGTAGCACTCGCCGCTGCATCTTCAGCAGCATATCCTGCAGGTGTGTTGCTTCCTGCGGTTTCAGTTATTCCCGTACCGTCAAAGTATACATTTGTTCCCATTTTGATTTCATTTGTTCCGGTTTTCTTAAATTCAAACACTCCTGAAACATGAATCGTTCCCGTTGCCTTCGGCAGGATGTCGTCCCCTGCTATACCAATCCTTGTTCCTATCTTTATTACAGTGCCGACAGTAATCTTATCACTGCCGGTATTTACATAGTCGAGAGCCTCACCTCTCTGGAAATATGTAGCACTTGCCATATACAATTACCTCCTTTATTTACGCTAATGGATCCGCAACTACAATGCCGTTATTCTTGACTGCACCTCTCCAGTCCATAACCGCAACACCCCAATCAAGATATATATCCCAAACGAATCCGAGCTGTCCCGGTGTTTCCATTCGCCTAATGGTTGGAACTTCCTGACCGTTAAGATAATCAACTTCAATGAAGTCTGTATCATCCTTATGCCCAATTAAGAACCAAGGCATTGTCTTTCCGTAGCCTCCACATAATACATTGATAGTTGGCTCTTCCACAATTTCAATAGAGCTTGCATATCTAAACAATGGGTTTACTGCCTGCGTATTGCCGGATGTGTTAATTGTAGGGCTGTTGAATATTGTAAATATCTCAAATCCCATACCGGAAGGAACAACCAATGTAGCCGGTCTTATGATTATTGCATCTCCGAACTCATCAACCTGATTCTGAAGCGCAATAATCATTTTCTGCATAGATTCCCTTGTTATTCCTGTTCCTGTTGCGAGCAAGTTTTTATGCATTGATGAGAACAACGCAGTACCGTCATGTATTGCCGGATTATTTATCAAAACATTGTATACCTGCCTATTTATTGTCTTTCTGGCACTTGCTGCATACTTTGCAGGTATTCTTGTTACAAGATCTATGTCATCATTAATGAATGCCTGCCTTGTAAGAGTGAACTGGCGACCATAAGTCTTCAACCTTCTTGTCGGACGTTTCTCATCACTAAAGGTATCATGCTTAAGCTCTCCACCCTCAGGCACTTCAAGGAACTCTCCCGCCGGCCCTGCTAAATAATAATTATCATTGGTCTTAAAATCCTTTAAGCTTCCCTTCTTAGTCCACCTGTCAAATGTCACCGATACAGTCTTATGACCTTCTACATATGCTTTGTTGATAGCATTATCAAGAATTGCAGGGAAAGCTGCAGTTGGATTGTAGAACTGTCTCTGAAGCATTCCAAAAAGTTCATCAGACGATCTGCGATTCAAGCTTCCGTCTCCCTCACTTGCAAGACACTCAATAGCCAAGTCACGAAGAGACATACCCATCATCTGTCTTGAACCGTCAGCAGGCTTTTCAATGCTCATTCCACTTCTAAGCAATAAGGAGTCTGACGCAGCTGCCCTAAACTTATCTTCTGCGGTAGCTATTACATCAACTCCTCTTGCAGCGACCGGTGCTCCGTTTTTTCTCACATGCTCAAGAGCTGCATCTCTAACCTGATCAATAGTTGACCCGTTATCAATATATCCCTGAGCCTCCATTCCAAACTCTCTGCACAAGTCATTTATTGAACTTATACGTTCCCTCTCCTGAGTTACTGCTCTCTGGAGCATAGCCTCTTTGTCCTTCTCACCTGTAGTAGTAACTACCGGCTCCTCTTCTGCAGCAATTTCAGATGTTAAAGAATCAATATCTCTTTGAAGAGTATCAAATTCCGCCTGTTCCTGAGCAGTCAAATCTCTGTTTGCCTCTTCTGCAGCATTTACTATATCCAGCTGACGCAAAATCTTTGCTTGTATTAATGCTTTTCTGTTCATGTTGTTTGTCCTCCTTGTTTTAACCTTGTTTTATTTATTTGAAGTTGCCTTTTAAACCAAGCTAAAGAGCGATGGTGCGAAGTATTTTTTTCTTCTTCAAACTCTCTACCTACGCCTACTGTAGGATCTGCAGGTACACTCACGATTGAAATCTCATAAGGTGTCCACTTTCGTGCAATATCGCAAGGGCCTATGAATTTCCCATCTGTGGACTGTTTCCCCGGCATTACTTCTTCCCATGAATCTATCTGATAACCTACTGATACACCCTTAAGCGTACCACTTGCTACCTTCTGATAAATAAGTTCTGAAGCTTCATCCGTATCAAACTCAATTTCTGCCATGCCACGCCCATCTTCAAGCCATGCTTTTGTGATTTTTCCTACTACAGCATCACGGTTGTGATTAAAAAGCAAGCATCCAATTTCCTGAATTCTTGTAAGATCTACAGCACCATCTGAGTGATCAAGTATTTCTGTTCCCCAAAATCTTTGATATGGTTCTTCAGATGAAAAAGAGAGGATAAACTTTCGCTCATTCCCCTCTCCATCTAAAGCCCTTATACTGTTTTTTATCAACTCTCTGGTTGCCGTATCCTTACCTCTTTTTGATATCGGCTTGTCCCTCTGAAGAACTCTCCTCTTCGTCTTCATATAACTCCTCCTTTGTTTTATCAAAAATTACACCGCCCATATCAATACCAAAACTCCTGGCATATTCAAGGACTTCTGCAATTTCTTCAATCTGTTCTTTCCAATCCCTACCCTGTTCCGCAGCTATCTGTTTAAAGGTCTTTTGACCTGTGTTCAACGCAATACGATTTGCGTTTGCTTCTTTCTGCGGATCAATCCATTTTTTAGGTGCAATAATCCATGTATGTTCAAGATATTTGTCTTTATGCTTCCAGAAATCCTTTATCTGAATATTTCCTGATAACCATAAAGAAATAACGAATGACTCATATATCTCATCCATCACTTCCATCAGCATCTCTTTTTCTTCAGCATAGGTCATCTCGTCTTCTATGATGCCCTGTCTTGTTGAAGAATAATTGCTCTCACTCATATCACGGCTTGTTGCTTCATAGCTGATACCCTGCCCTGCACCCACGAGTCTTTGCTGTAGCTTTATATAGCTGGCTGCATCTGTGGCCTGTCCTGCAGGATTTACTACTTGTATCTCATCTCCTGCATTAAGTTCTTTTATCATTCCCGGTGTGATAGATTTACCTTGGTAATCGTGAAGAACCCCTTGGACTCCACCTATTCCTCTTCCTATACCCGTTGTCGGTATAGTTTTCTTTATAAAGACAGATAGGCAGGCAGCAATTCTTTCCTTTACTGATACAGCCACCATAAATTCATTTGCATCACGAATTCTGGTAATTGTAGGGCTCATATCGCTCATTTCCCTAATCTGTGAAGGTCTATGCTTTGTGTAAAGGAATATAACATCCTTTGCCTCAATGTATACAGGTGTTGTAAGTGCCAAACTGTCAACAGGATATTGCCTAATCCAATATCCGACAGGCTTGTTGTACTCATTCATCTCGATACCACCAACAACCTTGTTACCTTGAACCCTTGGTGTCATCTGAGCGTTATCAAGTTCATCTACCTCAAATGTCTGAAGCTTAAATGGCAAAAATCCATCTGATGTATACCTCTTTACTATCAGAATTCCTCCGTCTATTTTCTTTCTCTTCATACACATTCGCATCATCTGAGTAAACGATTGAGTTCCAGTAACATCACAGTTTTGCTTTTTACACCACTTTTTCCATGCCGCCTCTATGGTATCGTTTAATTCATCATCACCTGTCTTTACCTGCAAGGTATATCCACCGCCTATTACATTTCTCTTATAGGCTCCAATAACAGAGTTCATCATATCTGAATTTCTCTCTAAGTCCCTGGCTCTGGCTCTGACATTATCACGGCTATATTTATCTGTATACTCCGCAGACTGATTTATTACTCTCCAATTTGCATTCCCTCTTGAGTAATCACCTGCATCATAACTTCGGATCTCATCAAGGCTCTGTCTCCATGCTTCTCGCCTTGCTCCCCATTCTGGAGAAAAAAACGATATAATGCTGTCTAACCAATTCACATTTTCTACCTCCCGCTAAAGACTGCTACAAAGGTATCATCCAGAAGATGATTTCCGCCCTCTGCCTGTATCTGTGCAGTCAAATCATTTTTCATTCTATAGAGCAACTCAAGATCAGCCCTTGTCATCTGTCTTGTTCCAATCTTGTAAGATTGCCCACCCACAAGCACGGCATAGATGGCATTATTTACCTCACCAAGCATTTCGCTTGCCGTATAATTTGTTTCCATATCATTCTCCTTTATTCTCTGTTTGATTTGCTGTATACTTATTCATATAAATCAGCACGAGGAGGTTTATCATGTTAAAAAGATGCACTATAGATTTCTCTAAACTTAAAAAATCCGAAAAGAAGGCACTCATCCGCCTTTTAGAACCAATCGCTTACAGCGGTCTAAAATACGAAGACAGCTCTTCCTTATGTGAGTTCTTTATAGATGAAGTTCTGGATACTTCACATCTTGAGATCCCTGAGCATTCCTTCCCTTATCTTCATCTTTAGGAACAAAAATACAATAACTTGTATTCAGAGCTTTTGCATCGTAGATAACTTCAAGGCGAAAGCTCTTTTTTTCTTCCATAATTCTAAACAGCTTTTCTGCAAGAGTAAAAGCAGCCACAGTCTTTTCAAATCCCTCTGTCTTTATAAATCCCTCAGCGTGAAGTGTCTCGCCCCCCCTGAAAATTTTTCAGGTTCAAAAGGTTCATATTTTCTTTCCATACTTTCTCCTTACACCCAATTTTCATTTCGTTTGATCCAGTTTTCTTCAGGAGCATACTGTGTATGTGTATCCTCACTCACACTCTGTGTATCCTTGACACTGTCCATAAACGATGCACGAATCTCCAGTACATCCGCAGCGCATAGAGCATAGACTTCACAATCCAAATAGTGATTGTCCGCATGAGAGGTCTTTAGTTTCCACTGTTGCTTCACCTGTCCTCTTCCATTCTTGATATTGACTTTTTGTTCTGAAGTTACCTGCTTTGCATACTCCTCATCACAGCCTTGATATACCATCCATGATCCTGTGCCGTTTTCTTTCTGCATTCTGCCGGCAATCATATCCTTGTATTTTCCTGTGTCTACAAGAACAAGATTCATTCCCTGTGCCTTGCTTCCGCTCTTATTTACCTTGGAAAGACGATAGTGTGACATCATCGAATTTGATGCACCCTTGCTCGGCAGAGCCCAGTCCGAATTAATTGCACAAAAATCGTACACTCTGTCAGTATCATTTCCGGAATCGATAAGAGCTAAAGCGACCACCATTGGCGTTCCGTCCGGCATACGGTACTCAAGATTCATGATCTTTTCGATATCCTTAAAAGAAGCTACCTGCCCGTGGGCAATGTTCTGACTTGTCAGATAATCCCCCCACGCTCTAATCGTGTAATAGAGCGATGTCTCCTGTACATCCACACCTGCAGTGAGCACCTTCGTCCACTCCGGTACGACATATTCTTCATATTCCGTCTGTCTTGCAAGCACAATATCAATGCTGGTCTTGAGTCTTGTATCCTCCCAAGGCTCCGCAAGCCATGAGTTGGTGAAGTTTTGGAACATTTCCGGATCATCCTTAGTCGTTAAGAATTCTTTTACGACCTCCGAAAAGCGAACAAAGGGCGAATACAGTGTATTCATCCAAAAAGCTACCTTTCTGGCATACTTTGTATTTTCCCTTACGACTCTCCACTCTCCTTTTTTCAGCATATCCGGCTTATCTTTATCGGTCAGAATGCAGCCGCACTCTTGACAGACATATACAGCAAACTCTGCCCTGTCCGCATAACTCATTCCCTCTTCTTTCGGGAACCGTATCTGCTGCCATTTGAGTTCTATATACTCCCCGCAGTGCGGACAAGGCACGAAGTAATGCTTTTCTATATCTGCCTCTTCCTTTGCTCTCCAGATATGACCTTCTCGAATCGTCGGTGTGCTTGTAATAAATATCTTCCGATTGTGGAATGTCTTTGTTCGCTCCCTTGCCAGACTGATTGGATCCGCCTCTTTTTTACTTGCTCCCGGATACTTATCTACCTCATCAAGAAACAGATATTTTACCGCTTTACTTGCAAGGCTCGATGGAGAGTTTGAACCGGCAAGGCTTAAATACATGCCGTCAAACTGCAATTCCAGTTTTAAGGAATTGTTTTCCATGAACTTGCTCCTAAGTCCCGGAGCCGCCTTTATCATAGGCTGCAGTCTGTTTTCTGATATAGATTCAGCAAGCTTATCTGTAGGATAAACAATCATAGTAGGAGCCGGATCTTGTTGGATGATATACCCTACCATGTTTTGCAGGCACTCCGTGCCTCCTACCTGAGTAGGCTTTACATAGATTATCTCTTCCGTCTCATAGTTATTAAACTCATTCATGATCTCCTTCAGATATGGGGTATGTTCTGTCCTCCATGGTCCCGGCATCGCCGATGATCTTGCATCCAGCATTCGATATTTATCTGCCCATTCGCTGACAGTAATATTTTCCGGTGGCTTTAAGTACTTCAGAGCTTCTTTCTGATACTGTGTGACCTCGTATTTATGATACGGATTTCTTGCCACGCTTCTTTTTCTCCAACTCTTCATGTGTACAGCCTGCCACCACAAAGCCGTCCATGAGCCTTATTACCTCTGCATTTAAGCCCTTCTCCATCGCTCTTAGTTCTAATGGCTCGCAGTGTCCAATCATTCTTCCTGACAGTCGACTTGGAAGAGATAGTGCAAACTTTTTAAATGCAACAAAAAATCGGGTATAGTCCATCTTTACCTCTTCGATATCAATGTACTTGCCCGATGCAATCTCTGTCTTTAATCGGTGCATCTCTCCCTGCGATTCCTTGAGTGCAATCTCTGCCTGAAGCTTTTGCTCCTTCAGCTCCATCTCCTTTTCTGATCGACTCTTTCCGTATGCCTTATCAGAAAGATATTTTATATATCTCTGAATAGTCGGAGCTAATTCGTACCTGTTTCCTTCAAGTGTCTTCGTTGTTGCGATGATACCTTCCTGTGTCAGCTGTTGCACACGACGAACAGATACGCCAAAGAGTGATGCAATGACTTCCACACGGTAATAGCTCCCCTGTTGTTCTTCTGCCATTATCCATCACCTCCCGTAATCTTTACCGCACTCTGACCTGTGTACTCCTCCCATCTTTTTATGATGACATCGCAAAACTTTTCGTCAAGTTCCATCAGGAATGCTGTTCTACCAAGTTGTTCCGCCGCCATCAATGTGCTTCCACTTTCTCCGAATAAATCCAGTACATTCCAGCCGGATTTACTGGAGTTGCTCATCAATCTGCCAATCAAGCTGATCGGCTTCATCGTCGGGTGAATATCATTCCTTGCAGGCTTGTTCTCATAAATAACCGTTGTCTGGTCCTTGTATTGATTCCTCATCTGCTCAATATAAGCAATCAGCTCACTCTTTTTCATCGCTTCAAGGTCAGCATCCTCTTCCAAAATCACAGTATCCTGTGTCCTGTCATTGATAAAATAATGTGCTGCTCCCTCTTTCCAACCATAAAGACAAGGCTCATGCCTCCATTGATAGTCCTGCCTTCCGAGAACGAAGTTGTTCTTTTCCCAGATTAGGCACTGAGCAAGCTTTAATCCTGCATCAAGGAATGCCTGTCTGAAGATATGCCCTGTGCTTTCAGCATGAAACACATAGATTGCCGCTCCCTCTCGCATCACCTCATAGGCACTCTGATATACCTGAAGCATAAACTGATAAAAGCTGGCATTGTCCATGTTGTCGTTTTTTATATGACTCAAGTTTCTATGCCCCTTGCCCGGCAGATATTCATCAAGCATTTGTGCCTTATCTCCATAGTTCACATTGTAGGGTGGATCTGTAATAATTAAATCTGCAAGCTCTCCGTGCATAAGTATTTCTACATCTTCCTGCGATGTAGAATCTCCACACATAAGCCTATGCCTGCCCAGCCTCCAGACATCTCCAAGTTTTGTTCTTGGCTCTTTGATTTCTTCCAAAACTGCTTCTTCATCAAAGCCATCATCTACTGTCTCCGGTTCTACAGACAACCTGTCTACAAGCTCTGTTAAATCCGTTGACTCAAAACCGGTCAGCGAAATGTCGTAATCACCCAGATCCAAATCCATGAGCAAGTCTTTCAGCTTCAGTTCATCCCATTCACCGGTGATTTTATTCAGAGCAATATTAAGTGCTTTTTCTCTCTGCTTATCCAGGGACACAACCACAACATCGACTTCTTTCCAGCCGAGGTCTTTTAAGACTGTGCAACGCTGATGTCCCCCGATGATTGTCCCATCCTCATTGATAATAATCGGATCTACATATCCGAACTCCTCAATACTTCTCTTTATTTTCTGATATTCACTATCTTCCGGTGTTAGAGCCTTCCTCGGATTATATTCTGCCGCTGTTAAATCACAGAGCTTTCTTTTTTCCGTTCTCAAGTTCTGATTCATAGATCCTCCTATTGTAGATTTCCTTTTCCTCACATAAAATAAAAGAATCAGCATTGCCGTGCTGAAATCTTCAGGAAAGGAGTTTATGATGCAAAGGTATTTTATTGATTATTCCGGTTTGTCAAAGTCTGATGTAGACAAAATCAATGCTCAGTTGCAACAATACGCTATCTCTATGACAGATATCGTACCTGAACATAAGATTGAATTTGTTATCGCAGATGATCTGCTATCAAAAATTGATCTCCCGGAAAACTGCACACTCGCTAAGCAATAATTTCAATCAAAAAGCAAGGGCTTGTGTTCACTCCGAATGCAAGTTCCTTGCTTTTTGATTTTATGATTTTTTCTTACCACTGCCCCTCGTAACGAAAGGCAAAATTATTTTTTAGTTTTTTGGGGGCAAGACCTGCGCCGTTTTCCGCCCCGCATGTGGCCTCCCCCTCTGGTAGTACCTATAAAAATTCATTTAAACAAAAAAGAGCATAGTACTTAGGGCGTTTCCCCTTAACCACACTCTCTTGTGTATAGATATCAAGTGACATACTTATATGTATACAGACTCTTGTCTGTTTACCCGTCACTCCACACTACCACTATAGCATAATCAAAAGTACTTTTAGGTTCTTTTTTGTACTTTTAAGTTCTTTTTTGTCCTCTTTTAAAATGATATTGACCTTACATATATGAGTTAGCCATATCATACGCCTTCAGCCGCTTCTTTATAGCACCATCTATTGGTAAGTCTTCAGCACAATATTTCTCAAACGATTCCATAAACTTATTATCTCTATAATACTCATCCGCAAATGCCTTGAACTTTTCTTGCTCTATCTGCGTAGCTTCGTGTGGGAACAAATATTTTGCTCCTTTGTTCTCGTCATATACTTTCATTGCAAAGTAAATAATCCGCTCCTTTACCGATAGGGAATAGTAATATCTGGCATGTGCTTCCGCTAAGCTTGCATACAACGGTATATATACCTTAAGTTCACAAATATATTTTTTTATAAGCCATTCTGACACCCCAACTTGATGCAATGGTTCATTGTTCTCTTTTCTTGCTAAAAAGATACTCGCATCTTCCATAGTAGCATCTCTAGGAATTATCACACCAATTCTCCTTGCATATCCCAGTTGTGCATCTGATGGCATTCTATCTGGTAACTGTTCGCAATCATATGGACCTAACAGACCACTGGCTTTTTCAATGTCTTCCACGGGGGCTCCTCTAAACCAAGGAAATGTCTCACTCTTTCTCCTGTTTGTATTTGGATTTATCCCCGTAACCTTATACCATGCACAAGCTATATTTCTCTCACTGTTACCTATAAATCCCTTATTATATGCTATTCGACTTGCTTTGACATTTTGCTTTATTTGATACATTCCTAAATTTATATCATCAACCCACTTTTCCAAGGCAGAATTAAAATAACTTGATGTCTGTATAGTGACACTGTCTGTATCTGTTTGTATTGATAATAATCCCAATGAAAGGAATTTAGCTCTCTTATAGGTCACTGACTTTATCGTGTTTGCCCCTATCATCCTTTCTTTGCCCAGCACTATATATCTTATCCCCTCAACACTTATATATATTTTTACTGGATTAGTCTCCAGAGGCCTCATATAATCACTTTCTGACTCTTTTTCAACCTCTACTATATCTTTCACACTCAACGGTTCTGTTTGATTAGAGAATCCCAGTTTTTCCTGTATCCGCCTGAGTCCTTTGTTGTGATTAGATATAAAGTGAACTACATGCTCCTCACTATCAGTAGTTATTTTTAGACATCCATATTCAGTAACTGTACCCTCAACTACTTCGAATGCTTTTATCTGACTTATCGGTATTGTTCCGGATTTTCCCTTTTCAGAGTAGACAATCTCTGCATCGTTAATGCGAATTTTTGATAAAAATACACTGTCAAACTTCAAATTCATAGGCTCTCCCCCTATCATTTTTCTTTTATTTTACATTTTTATTCGAGGACAAGTCAATTAAATATTTTGCTTTTAATGTATTGTTTTAGAGTCTGCACT